AGCCGCCGGGACCTCGCGCGGCAGCGACGGGAAGCTCCCGGCTGGCTCCCAGGGGCCGCCGTTCGAGCGCGCCTCGACCTCGTAGGCCGTCGCGACCCTGGACGCGCCCGAGATGGAGACCGTGACGGAGCCCGCCGACGACTTGGAGAGCGTCACGGACGCCGGGGCCGCGGGCGTCGTGCGGACGGTGCCCGCCGCGACGTGGTCGCTCTCGAGGTAGCCGGAGGAGTCCGTGCGCGACCACGCGCAGAGTCGGTACTCGTAGAGGTGGTCGGCGGAGGTGCCGTTGTCGGCGTAGTTCGTCGCGCTCCATGGCAGCTTGGCGATGTTGACCCACGGCCCGCCGTCGGTCCTGCGGTCCACGTAGATGCCGGTCCAGGGACGCTCCCCGTCGAGGCCGGTGTAGTCGGCCTCCCACGAGAGCGCCTGCGACGTGTCGGAGACGCGCCTGACGGACGGGCTGGCGGGCGGCCTGGGCGCGGAGTAGCCGCGCTGCGGGATGGTCACGGAGAGGGCCGCCGTGGCCCCTCCCGTGTAGCTCAGGTACCCCCAGGCGGACACCGAGACGTCGTAGGAGCTCGCGCCCCTCCGCATGTCGCGGTAGCCCGAGCAGACGGTGGCCGTGGACCACTCGCCCAGCTGCACCCCGTCGGCGCTGGCGAGCTGCTGCCCGCCCACGGAGACGCTGCCCTGGGCGTTGGTGCTGCGGGCGTACTGCGACTGGATGCGGCAGGTCGCATGTATGCGCGTGACGGTCTGCGACAGGTCCTCGGTCCACACCTCGAGGACCGTGCGCCAGTCGTCGGTCGCGAGCCAGTCCGAGTAGGCNGTGGAGAGCGCCGAGCCGATGGCGCCGGCCACCTCGCCCTCGCCTGACGCGATGCCGCGCGCCCAGTCGCGCATGAGCGCCTTGCCCGAGTAGGTCGTGTAGCCGTGGCCGCTGAACGGCCCCTCCTTCGCGGGCGAGAACGGGAAGTACGCGCGTATCTTCTCCACGGCGCCAGAGACCGCCGACGTGACGGAGCCGATGGCGCCCATGATGCCGTCCTTCAGGCCGTTCAGGATGGCCCGGCCCGAGTCGTAAAGCCACGAGCCCGCTCCGGAGAAGAAGCCCACGATGCTGTCCTTGACCCCGGTGACGGTGGACACGACGGAGTCAACCCCGGACCTGGCCGCAGACTTGATGCCCTCCCAGACGCTGGAGAAGCGGTCCGAGACCATGCCCCACAGGGCGTCCCACGTGCCGCTTATGGCGTCGAGTACCGAGCCGATGATGCCCTGCACCGCCCCGATGTAGGTGGAGACTATCTGCTGCATCCCCTCCCAGACGGACGAGAGCAGCGACTTGATGCCCTCCCAGACGCCGCCCCAGTCGCCGCTCACGGCGGCGAGGACGATGCTGATGACCGACTGGATGACGCCCATGGCGGCGGTGACGACCGCCTGGACGAAGGGGAAGACCGCGTCGATGACGCCCTTGATGGCGGCCCCCCAGACCTCGAAGAGCCGCCGGACGAACGGCAGCACCGCCTGGACGATTGCGCTGATGCCGTCTATCGCGGGGGCGAGGCCCTGCATGAGCTGCGTGGCGAGCTGCACGACGTGGCCCACGACGGCGCCCAAGGCGGGGGCGATGGCCTCGAGCGCGCTGCCGACCACCGGCAGGACCGCAGCCGCGAGCCCGCCCACGGCGTCCGCCACCGACGAGAGCGCTGGCATAAGCTCGCCGGCGACCTTGCCCACGACGGGGGCCAGCGCGTCGCCGAGCGCGGACATGGCGGGGCCGAGCGCGCCGGAGATTGCCGAGGCCGCCCCGCGCACGCGCTCCATGACGCCGTCGATGGCGGACATCACCTGGGAGGAGTCCACCTGCGGAAGCGGGATGCCCATCCCCGCGACGGCGCCCGCCGCGACGTTCCACGCGGCAGCCAGCGCCTCGGAGACGAGGGGCGCGAGGACGCCCCCGAGGCCCGCCAGGACCTTCGGGAAGGCGTCGATGATGCCCTTGCCTATCTGCGCCACGCGCGGGGCCACGTTCTTGGCCACCGCGCCGATGGACGTGAGAAGGTCGTCGGTGAGCTTGGAGAAGTCGGCGTCGTCGCGCGCGAGGCCCGTGACGAAGTTCTGCCACGCCGCCTTGGCCATGCCTATCGAGCCGGAAATCGTGGAAGCCGCCTCCTTGGCGGTCGTCCCGGCGATGCCCTGGGCCTTCTGAACTCGGGCGATGGCCTCGATCACGTCGGCGTAGGAGTCGATCGTCAGGTCGTTGCCGTCCTTCATGACCCCGGGGAGCTTGTTGGCGTCGGAGAGGAGCCTCTGCATCTCCTCCTTCGTGCCGCCGTAGCCCAGCTTCAGGTTGTCGAGCATCGTGTAGTTCTGCTTGGCGAATCCCTGGAACGCGTTCTGCACGTCCTGCATGTTGCTGCCGAAGACGTTCACGTTGTCGGCCATGGAGGTCATGGCGAGGTCCGTGTACCTCGCGGCCTGGACCGTGTCGCCGCCCAGCGAGCTTATGAGCGACGCGGAGGAGCTCGTCGCTTGCTCCATGTACGTGTTGGCGTCCATTCCCGCCGTCTTGAAGGCCTCGGAGGCGTTCGCCATCATCAGGCGCTGGGCCTCCTCGAGCTGGGAGTACTTGCCGCTCGCCTCACCGACCGACTTCCCGACGCTCGCCGCGTACTCCTGAAGCGTCATGCCAGCCGTGCCGAACAGCTTGCTCACGCCGCCGGCGAGCTGCTCGTAGTCGGCATAGCTGTTCAGCACCGCACCCGTTACAACTGTTACCGCCGTGACCACCGCCACCGCGCCCACGCCTGCGGCCTTCGCTGCCGTCCTTAGGGCGCTCGTCACGTGGCCCGCCGCCTTGGACATGCCGTCCTTGAGCCTGGACGCCGCCTCGCTGCCAGCCGAGCCTAGGGCCGGGGCCATGGGCGCGAGCGCGGCCTTGGCGGTGGAGGCGATGGGGCCGAGGATGGTTCCCACGGTGGAGCCGAGGGACTTCAAGGGCGTCAGGATGTGCGTGGCCGCCGCGCCCATGATGGACNGGCATAGCTGTTCAGCCCCGCCCCCGTTACACCTGTTGCCGCCGTGACCACCGCCACCGCGCCCACGCCTGCGGCCTTCGCTGCCGTCCTTAGGGCGCTCGTCACGTGGCCCGCCGCCTTGGACATGCCGTCCTTGAGCCTGGACGCCGCCTCGCTGCCAGCCGAGCCTAGGGCCGGGGCCATGGGCGCGAGCGCGGCCTTGGCGGTGGAGGCGATGGGGCCGAGGATGGTTCCCACGGTGGAGCCGAGGGACTTCAAGGGCGTCAGGATGTGCGTGGCCGCCGCGCCCATGATGGACTTGCCCGCGCTCGCCGCCGTGGAGAGGCCGGTCTTCACCGCGCCCGAGACGGTGGAGAGCAAAGACCCGGCCCTGCCCGCCACGCTCTCCAGGGGCTGCGGTATCAGGTTCGCCGCAGCCGCCATGATTGACCTGCCCACGGAGGCGACCGTGGAAAGCCCCGCCCTCACGGCGGAGGCCGCGCCGGAGAGCTTGGAGGCCATGCCCTCCCTTATCCCCACGAACGCGCCCTTGATGCTGTTCGATGCGGACGTGGCGTAGCCCGTCAGGGTCTGCCACGCGCCGCTCTGCGTCATCGCGGCCCTGAGCCTCGCCCCCGACTCCTCGAAGGCGAGGGCCATGTAGCCCGCTTGGTCCTTGGCCGTGGCCGCGAGGTTGGAGATGGCGCCCCTCGACTTGGAGGCCCCCCTCTCGGTGCCGCCGGACAGGCCGTTGCCGAAGGTCTTCCCGGCGGACGTGCCGGCGCTGCCGAAGTCGCTGCAAATCTTCTTGGCGAACCCGTCCATGGATGGCATTATCGCCACGTATGCGGTCCCCACGTTAGCCATCTACGCGCCCCTCCAATCCCAGAAGCCTCGTTATCTCCTCCTTGTCGCGCAGGGCGCTGTCCCTGCGCTCCCTCGCCTCCGCCAGCTCCCCTGGCATCTTCACCGGCTCGGGCGGCCTCGGAGGCCTCCTCTTGGGGTCGGACATGCCCCACGTAAGCCCCGCAAGCTCGTTCTCGATGAGCCGGAGCAGGTACGCCTCCACGCCCCACTCAAGCTCGGGGCACTGCCTGCGTGCCGCCCTGGACTCCGCCGGGAGGTGCTTCCAGAGCAGCGCCATCCGCCCACAGTCCTGCGGCCCGCCCTCCAACGGGAGGGCGATGCCGTAGAACTGCTGGAAGTCCGCTACTACTTCGCCCCGGTGGCGTTCGAGGTCTGAGGCGAAGCCGAGGAGTTTTTTGCGTCCTCCCCCACCGCGTTCATCGCCGCCGTGACCAGGGTGTCGATTTGCGACACGTTGCCGCCGAGCCTGCGCATGTACTCGCTGTCGCGGCCCATGAAGATTCGCTCCATGACCTCGAACGGCGCGCCCATGTCCCCGTCGGCATTGAACATGAGCTTTGCCGTGTCGTAGTCCGTGAGCTGGTCGGCGTCGCAGGAGAACTCCCCCTCCACGCCCTCGACCGTGAAAACGACTTCCTTCATGTCCCCTCCTATGCGGCGTTCGTCTCGGTGGACTGGATGTAGTCGTAGCAGGTGTTGCCGCTCTCGTCGGTCAGGTACTTGGCCGTAAGCTCGCGGGCCGCGAGCTCGCCGACCGCGAGCGTCATGTCCCCAAGCTCCGAGCACTGGAACAGGGGCACGACCTTGCGCCACTTGCGGTCGTTCTTCAGGAGCAGGTCGAGGACGATGGCCCACGTTCCGCCCGAGTTGCCGTTGTGCTTCACCGTGATGACGCCCGCCTTGTCGGTCACGTTCTCGTCGCCGTACATGAGCTTGAGCGTCGTGGCCTTGATCTCGGCGAGCGTCAGCGTCGCGGTCTCCACGCGGGAGGTCTGCGGGCTGTCCATGAGGTCGCCGTTCATGTCCACCATGTCCTCGGAATCGCTCTCGACGCTCTCGGCGTAGCCGTCGGCGCTGATGAAGCCAAGGACCTTGAACTCGGGGCCGAGGGCGGTCTTGAAGTCGGTTGGGAGCTTCGTGCCCACAGGGGCGACGAAGATGTAGCCCCCGCGCACGCCCTTGGTGCTGGAAACGTTGTCGGTGGAGTTCGCCGTGTACTCCTTGTTGGTTCCGGCCATTTCATCTCTCCTTTACTCGCAGATGGTCAGCTCTGCGTTCGTCTGGTATCTCTCCTGCATCGAATCCGGGTCGGGCCAGCGGTAGGTGCCGTCCGGGTAGGCCTTGAAGACGTTCGGCTCCTCGGTCAACTCGTAGATGGCGACCTCAACCAGCCCCGCGATTTCCGCCGCCCGCCTGCGGGTCTCCGCCCACGACTGCACGGCCAGCGAGCATGTCTTTGGGTAGAGGCCGGGGCCTGAGCCGGTGAGCTCCACGGATATGAACTCCCTCGGCCTGTCCTCCGGCACCTCGAGCACCGCCTTGACGCCCGTGGCGTCCATGAGCCGCCTGGCGACCACGCGCTCGACGTCCATCATGACTTCCTCGAATCAAGCGCCTGCTTCAAGCGGTTGTGCTTGCGCTCGCTGTTGTTCGCGTGGGGCGTGCCGGTGGCGACGCCGCAGTAGTTGGACATCTTGCCCCGCGACCTGAAGACGCGGTACCCGGCGCCCAGCTCCTTCGCGCCCTTGGTGTAGGTGGAGTTGCACTCGGCGGCGATTGACCGCGCAGGGGCCTCGCACAGCGCCTGCACGGGCGCGGAGTCCAAGACCTCGACGTAGCCCGTCCGCTTCCACTTGTAGTCCTTGAGCTTGACGCCGCACCTAGCCATCCGTCCGGGTCACCTCCACGGTCAGGTTCCACGGGGTCGGGGTGTTGGCGTCGGTGTAGCGCTGCGGGTCTCCCACGACCTGAAGCGCCTCCCCGCGAACCTCCACCGAGCGGCCTTTCAGCTCTCCGGTGAAGGTCTTGGGGAAGCAGAGGGTGTAGGCCACGGTGACGCCCTCGGGGCGGGACGCGTCCAAGTCTGCGGTCGCGCCGGGGGCGACGACCACGTTTGAGACCTCCTCGCGGGTCGCCTCCCCGTAGGTCGGCTCGCCCAGCTCGTCGTAGGTAACGCCATCGGTCACGACCGTGACCGTCTCGCCCTTGATGAGGCTAAGCATCGTCCGTCACCTCGTCCCGCTCCTCGGGGGTCAGCACCCTGCGGCGCTGTCCCGTGAGGCCCAAGTCCGCGAGGTCGGTCTTGCCCAGCCACATGTCGCCCACCGCCCCGTCGAAGGTGACGGAGGCCGTGTAGCCCCCGGCACCTTGGCTGAACTGGGTGGCCCCCTCGTAGCCCTCGGGAGCCGTCAGGGCGTTGTGGACGAGCTTGCAGCACACCGCAGCCGCCGCGCGGTCGAACGCCGTGTGGGCGCCCTTCACGTAGGCCTCTCCCCAATGCGCCTCGTATGCCGAGAGCATCAGGTTCGAGGCGTCCTCAAGGAGCACCTTCACACGGGCCTCGCCGGTGACGGTGCCGTAGCGCTTGGTGTAGTCCCCTATCGCGGCGAGCGCTGCCATGTGCTACTTGACCTCCTCGTAGGCGAGCCCGGCCTTCACCAGCGCGTCAACGAGGGCGTTGTGCGCCTCCCGCGTCTGCGCAGCCGTGGCCTTGTCGCCCAGCTTCGGGAGCGCCCCCAAGAGCGCCCCGCCGTCCTCGGCCAAGAGAGCGACCTTGCCCGGGCAGATGGGCGACGCCTCCTCCGGCTTGTGGACGAAGAACCTCTGCACCATCTAGGCCACCCCCTAGGCGCTCTTCAGGACGGAGAAGCCCTTGGGGTCAAGCACGGCATAGGCAAGCACGGCCTCGGTGCGGTAGGCAACCTGGTTGCTGCCCTTCAGGTCAACGCCGGTGTTGTCCGGGTCGCCGTACTCGATGACCTCGGCGGTAATGTCGCGCACCATGCCCCACTTGATGAGGCCGAAGTCGCCCATGATGGCCTTGACGCCCGTTGCCTTGGCGGCGAGCTTGCCGTTCACGGTGCCGGAGGCGGCAGCGGGGATGCCGTCGATGTTGCCCAGGTTGAGGGACAGCGGGATCTCCGGGTAGAGGCGCTGGCCGGTGGATGGGACGCGAACCTTGCGCAGCTCGCTTGCGAACGCGCGGGAAACCGCGAGGCCGTTGATGTTGTACTCGATGAGCGCGTCGGTCAGCCTGTCGATGTCCGCCGTGGGGTCGCTCGTGGCCGTGACTGCGGTCGCGCCCGCCGTAAGGGCCTCGTAGCCGGTGAGCGCAGCGCCGCCCTTGGGGTTCACCGCGTGGTACACGATGTAATCGAGGGCGCGGCCAAGCGCGGCCGTCTGGTCGGCGATGATGTTGGTCACGATTTCGAGCTGGTTGTCCTCGTCGGCCCAGCGCAGCTCGTCGCTCACGCGGGTCGTGGTGACAATCTTGGCCCGCTTCGCCACGACGGGCTTGGTGTCGATGTTGTAGCTGCCCTTCTTGGCTCCCTCGGCCACGACCTCGGCCTCTGCGGTCGGGTTGAACACGAGATACGTCTTGTCCGCGAACTTCTGCGGCACGCTCGGGGAGAGCGCCGCGATGGTGGAGGTGTCCTTCACCTTGTTGATGAGCGTGGTGACCACCTCACGGGGAAGAACCACCTTGCTAGTGTCAGCTGCCATTTGCTGGCTCCCTTCTAGTCATTTCCGAGGAGCTTGCGCGTGAAGTCGCGCAGCCCCGCATCGTCCTTGCCATCGCCGCCCGTGGAGAACTTTCCGGGGTTGTCCACCTTGGCTGCGGGCCTCTTCTTGTTGAAGGCGAGGAGCTTGTCCGCCCATGCCTCCATCTCTTCCTCGGTGTCACCGGCCAAAAGGTCGGCTGGCACGCCCTTCTTTTGCGCGACCTCGGCTGCGAGCTTGCGCTTGGCCTCGGCCTTGTCGGCAGCTTCGAGCTTCGCTTCGAGCGCCGCGATGCGCTCGCCGGCAGACTTCTCGGCCTGCTCCGCCACCTTCTTGTTGGCCTCGGCCCGCTTCTCCCACTTGCGGGATTCCTTCTTCAGCTCTTCGTACTTCGCCTGCCAATCGACCTCGTTTCCCTGCGGCTCCGTGGGTTCGGTAGGCTCGTTGCCCTGCGGCTCCGTGTTGCCGTCTGCCATGTCGCTGCTCCTTCCCGCACCGTGCGGTGCGCCCCAAGGCCGTGCGGCCATTCCGGGGTCTGTGTGTATGTGCGCCGTGCGGCGCTTCGTGAAGGAGTGTCTAATACGCGTGAGATTTGCCCGTCTCGGCATGAAAAGGGCCGCCCGGAGGCGGCCCTTGGCGATTTGTGCTGCTATAATGCAGATAGGAACGGCATGCTGCCCTCTACTTTTGAGGTTTTCGGTGCCGTTCCTTTTTTATTTGACTGCCAGGTACCTACCGTCCTTTAGCAGCAAGCGGACATGAGCTACTTCTGGGTACTCCGTGACAAGCTCATTGGCTGCGCCTATTAGCGCCTTGTCGCTTATGTGCTCAGATACCGTGTTGTCCACGACCATGCATTTGACGCCTTCCTTTCCAGCTGTGCTGTCAAGGTAGTTCTTCATTGCGCCCCATGCGTTTCCAGACGTTCCGATTGTCTTGATCTCGATTCCGTTTTCCAGGTCCGGAAGACCTACCTTGCGCTTTCGCCCGTCTTCCTGAACCCACCTGTAATCTTGGATGAACGTCGAAGCAACACCGTGATGCGCCAGCCTCTTCGCCGTCCCTATCTCAGCTTTTGTGCCCGCTTCTTCACCTCTTTGCTGACAAACCCGACTCTTGGCTCTTCGCCGGTCTTGAACCACTTAGGGTCTCTCGTCTCGATTTCCTGCGAGACGCGCTTGTTGAGGTACTTCTGGAAGGCCGCGCCCTCCTTCTTGCCGTGGCTGGCGATGTACGCCTCGCGCTCCTCCTTCGGCAGCGCGTCCCACTCGGCGCGTATGCCGTCGCGCCCGCCCAGGGTTTCCAGGACGTCGTTGTAGCGCGAATACATGCCGTCCGCATCGTAGCCCTTCACGGTTGCCTTGCCGAAGCTCGGCACCACGCGGCAATCGCAGTCCGCGTGCACGTGGCTCGCTGCCTCCTCCGTGGTGTAGTGGAAGCCGAAGCTGGCCAGCATGAGGCAGAATCCGCACGTCTCGCCGCCGGTGGGCACGCGGGCATATCGCGGCTTCTTCGGGTCGCGCCGGGTGTTGTAGGCAACGCAGTTGTTGGCAGAGCGCCGCACGTCCGCGTCAATCCTCGACAGGCACTCGCGCCGGTACTTGTCCGTGTCACCGTTGACCACGTACTGAATCATGGCCTTCACGGCACCGGCAAGCGCCTGCGGGTCGCGCCTAGAGTCGGCAACGGCTCTGTGGGCACCGCGCACGCCCTGCGCCGCCCTACAGCCCTCGTAGAACTCCGCCGCCTTGCCTGCTGCATAGGTGTCGCAATAGGCGCTCTCGATTGCCTCCAGCGCCTCTATGCACTCAACGCGCAGCCCCGCCACGTCCGCGCCGTCCCACTCCCTGAAAATCTCGTCAAGCGCGGTAGCCGCCAACGCCTGCGCCGAGGTCGAAAGGGCGTTGACGGCCCCCGTCAGCTCGTCAAGCAGGCTGCGCGGTATCTCCATCGCCGTCCTCCTTCGGGGTCAGCAGGGAGAGAACCGCCTGATTGGCCTGCGCCCTCTTATAGTCGCTGTTGATGCGCTGCATCTGCTCGTCGGTGTATCCGAGCGTTTCCAGCGCCACGTCGCTTGCGGCAATCTTCGGGAGCGCCTGCACCTGCTTCAGCATCGCGTCGCTCTGGGAGACGACGGAGGGGTAGGCGGGGGACATGAACCGGGCGTTCACGTTGAGGCCTGCGTCGCGCTCCGTTGCGAAGTCCGTCCCATGGAGCACAGCGAGGGCCATGTAGGCCACGTTCCGCAGGGCGTGGCCGTTCTCCGCGTTCAGGTTCTTGGCATCAATGACCAAAGGCTCCAAGGCTGCCGCGATGGCATCCGAAGAGTTTGGATTGTCGTTCGAAACGCCGAAGAACGAGACGGGAACGTTGGTCACGCTGGACATTTGGCACGCCAACTGCCGCAGGTATTCCGTGAGCGGGGCCATTTGGAGCTGCGCGGCCTGCCAGACGGTCGGCACATCGCCATCAACGTCCTTCGTCACCTCGTTGATAGCTCCCATGGAGGCGTCGTACTTGTTGCCATCGTCCGTTATGCGCTTGTACGTCCCCAGAAGCCACGTCTGGGGAAGCGTGGCGCACTCCGATGCCACCTCCATGCGCGCCCGTTGCCTGATGGCGTCGTCGGTGATGCTCATTACGGCGCGGGAGATGCGCGAGGAGCCGAATGGACGCTCCAAGGTCGCGCCGTGGGCCATAGGCTCCATGAGCGGCCTTCCCATGCCGTGCTCGCGGTACTCCGCGACCCAGCCGTTGTCGCTGCGGCGGAGAACGATAATCGTGTCCGTGNTTGGGATCCCCCCCCCACACCCCCCGCCAGTATGGCCTTCATGGCATCGTCCCACACCGCCGATGCTGCTGTGGCGGGATAAGCGCTAATAACCGGATAATCGCCGCCAGACACCGTCCAGAAGCCGCAGCAATGCTTCAGCTCGCAAATCAGGTTCTTTCGGTACAGCGAATCGAGCGCGTTGGCCGCGTAGATGCCCCGCAGATCCTGCGTGGTGGATTCATCGTCGGTGGTGAAGCCGTTCAGAACGCTCCGGTCGGCCAGCGCGTGAACCGCCTTGCGCGGCCAGTCCACACGCGAGTCAATCTTCTTCGCTAGGCTCTCGGGCATGGAGATGCCCAAGTCCTTCACCTTCACGTGGCCGAGGTAGTACTTCTCCCGTAGAAGGTTCCTGCCGCACTTCCTCCGCCACACGTCCACCAGCTCGTGAACAAGCGCCTTGTCCTCCGGCGCAAGCCCCACGGCGCTGGCCACGCCGTCTGCAAAGTTCAGGTCAATCTCTGTCATCAGAAGCTCGCCTCCTGCACCCTCCTGGGGTCTCTCCTAGTGGTCCTTGCCGCCCAGAGCGCGAGGCTCGCCGACTCGATGGGGGTGGCCCTGCACCCCTCGCCGTCGCCGAAGCCCCAGCCGCCGTTGCTGCCTATGGCCCTCCTGACGCACCCCCTGGCCGACGCGTCGAGCGCGGGCGAGGCGATGTGCGTCAGGGTCCCCGCCGCCAGCTCGTCGCGCACCATCGACGCCGCCGCCTGGACGGTCGCCGAGGTGCAGTCCACGACCGCCCTCTTGGGAAACCCGCCGTCGAGGAGCCTCTGCACGAGCACGTCTCGCCCGTCCCTGCCGTCGATGCAGACGGCGGCGATCTCCGCCCTGTTGCGCAGGAGCGTGTCGGCTATCCCGGCGGTGCCTGCCGCAGCGCCCATCACGTCGTACAGCTCGACGTAGGAGCCACCGCCCCTCTCGGCCCTTGCCCAGGAAATCGCGACGCCCCTGCCGTCGGCAGAGAACTTGACGCCGAAGGCGAGCTTCCCTCCATCCATCGCGCCTGGCCTCTCCGCCTCGTCCCACCTCTTGGCGTCCAGGGCTGGCTCGAGGCGCCCGGCGACGGGCGACCACCAGCCGAGCCGCTCGCGGGCGAAGGTCTCGGAGGTCATCTGGTTGCACTCGCTCTCCACCGACCTGACGTTGAGCAGCGAGCCGAGCGACGGGTTGAACTCGAACCACCTGCTGCGGTCGCGCTTGTCGCCGACCTCGCCGGCGCCCCACTCGACCCACGCCATGGACGACTCGCCCTTGTGGACCTCGTCGTGCAGGTGGCGGAAGACGGTCCCCAGGCACTTGGTGTCTGGCGGCGTCCCGAGGTAGATGGTCTGCGGGTTCTTCTTCTTGCCCGCCGAGATCGCGGGGAGCAGCGCCGCCTGCTGCGAGTCGGTCAGCTCCTGCGCCTCGTCTATGATCAGCACGTCGAAGCTCTTGCCTCGACCGCCCGAGTCGGTGCGCGTGGTGAAGCGAATGAGCCCGCCGTTCTTGAGGACGATTGCCTGCTTGCCGTTAGTCTTGCGCACGTGCCTGAGGAGCGCACGGAGCTCGGGCTCGTCCTCGTCCTCGAAGGGGCGGCACAGCTCCTGGAACATCTCGTCCGAGGTGTCGCCGTGGTGGCAGGTGTAGAGAATCTTCTCGCCGTTGGCCACGGCCCCGTAGAGGCAGCGGGCGCGAACGTCCCAGCTCTTCCCGTTCTGGCGCGGGATGGATATGCCCGCCTCGGAGACGAGGTACTTGTCATGCTCGTCGCGCGCCAGCAGGACGTCCAGGATGTGCGGCTGCCACTCCATCGGCTCGCCGAAGTACGCAGAGGCGAGCAACGTGGCCATCTTCCCGTCGCCAGACAGGTCCTCCGGGACGTTGGCCTCGAAGGTCGGCGTCTGCCGCGCCCTCATGCGCCCGCCGCCTTGCGCTCCTTCTCGGACCTGTCGCCGAGCACGACGGCGAGCTTCCTGCCGTGCTCCGTCTCGACCTGCGTGGCCCGGGCCGCCCCCATGCGAGCCCTCGCCGAGGGCGTGAGGCCGAGCATGTCGCTGAGCGCGCGAATCTCGGCGCTCGCCTCCTTGAGGACCGCAAGAGCCGGGGTCTTGCGGTACATGCCGAGCTTGCGCCCGTCGGGGCCGCTGAAGGGCTTGACGCCCACCTTGTCGAAGATGCTTATCTGCCCGTCGCCTCGCAGGATGGACTGCTCGGCCTGGCGGGCCACCGCGTGCCAGAAGCAGAGGTGGCGCAGCGCCGGCACGTCGGCCTCGGCGAAGCCGTTGCCCTCGGGGGCGATGCACGCCCACACGGCGCCCTGCACCGGGTCTGCCGCTATGTCCTCTGGCATGGTGACCATTCCGCCCTCCCTCTGAGGGGGATGGTACGGGCGGCGTGAGATGCCCCCCCTATGCCACGGGGGCCTGCGGGGAAATCGGCCCTATGCCGCTGGGCGGGCCCAGTGACCCACCACCGGGGGCAACGCCCCCCTGGCCTCGCAGGACGCCGCCAATGCCACGCAACAGACCGCATGCGGCAAACGTGCCGAACGTCATGCGCGTGCCCTCCACGGCGCTACCAGAGCCTCGTGCGCCGTATCTCCGTCGCCGCGCCGGCCATGCGGTTGCCCTTGCGCTCGTTGCAGATGCGGTGCGCCGCCTGCACGTTCGCGTAGTCGTAAGGCGCCCCTCCGCGCGACAGCGGCACGATGTGGTCCAGCTCGAAGCTCCACGGGTGACCTGCCGGGAGGTCGTAGTCTATCGGCATGCCGCAGAGCGCGCACGGCCTGCCCTCCTTGCGAAGCCTCGCCGTCAGCTTGCGCTTCGCGTTCCCGTTGCCGCCCCATATGTCGCGCCTCTTGCCCATGGCCCGATGGTCCTCCAGGCGTGAGACGCCGTTCCACGGCGACGCCCCTCTGGGGCCGATGCGTCTCGCGGGGCGTCACCCGGTGGCTGCGCTACCCCTCGTCGAGCTCCGCGACGCGGCCGGTCAGCCGCTCCCGCTCCTTCCCCGTGCGCTCACTCACATCTTGCGGTCGCTCTTGAATAGGAAAAGGCCCCTCCGGAAAGGGGCCTTTCACTTCGATGGAGCGGAGGGGTCGGGATTGCGCCGCCGTCTCCCGGCTGGGTGCCGGGTATTCTCCTGCTTGAACTACCGCCGCGCGGCCATTATCCCACATCCGCGCGGCGCTCCGCAACGGAAACCTGCTCGCCCTTGTACATCCCCGCGCCAATCTCGTCTATCCGGCTGAACGGTATCTCCGGAACCGTCAGCCGCCCCCGCCACTCCTTGTCGATGAAGTAGATGTAGCGGAGCTGGTAGCCTTTCACCTTCTCGTACCCGCTGAACTCCTTCTGCCTTCCCTGATGGTAGGCCGCGATGCTGTGAATCACCCCCCCCGAGGGTCTTTCCGCAACGTGTCGTTCTGCTTTATTCCGGTGAGCACGAAGCCGGAGGCGCGGTAGATGGTGCCGTCGCCACACTGGCAACCGTCCGCGAAGCTCAGAACCCACTTCACGTGTGGCGCGTTCTTCTTCAGCAGCCGCATGGCCACCGCTATGCACCTGCTCTCGCTGTTCCTCGGCAGCACAGGGTCGAAGGCCATCCGGTTAAGCTCAAGCATCCCGTTCCACGGCGTGCCCTCCACCAGCCCTAGAACCTTGCGCTTGTCGGTGGGCGGGCCGAAGCTCATGACGCCGTGGAGCCGCCCGTTCAGAAAGGCCCCGAAGTGGAGGCAACTGTTGTTCACCACCTTGCCGCTGTAGTGAACCCGCTTGACGAACGGGTTGGCCACCTTGGCCGGAATCACGCGAAGCTCGACGTCTAGCGCCCTTCCCATAGGCGGCACACCTCGCAGACCTTGTTGCCATTGCCGTTGCCGCCCGTCATGACCGGCTCGACCGTCTCAAGCACGCGCTGAACCAGCTCCCACTGCTCCTCCGTGAACTGAAGCTCCATCGACTTGGCCTGCGGCGCGTCCCCGTCCGGTATCTCGAAGTCGGTACCGAAGCCATCTTCAGACGCTTCCAAGTCGAACCCGAAGCCCGCCATGTCGAAGTCCCCGGCCAGCACGTCCAGCTCGTAGGACAGCGTGTCCTCGTCCCACCCCGTCATCATGGTGGTCTGGTTGTCCGCCAGCGTGAGCGCCCTCCTCTGGGCGTCGGTCAGGTCGTCCACGAACATCACGGGGACCTTGGCCATGCCCAGCCCGTGCGCCGCCTCGACCCTGGCGTGCCCGGCCACGATCTCGGCCGCGCCGTCAGCGGCGTGCCACGCGAGGACGGGGTTGCGGAAGCCGAACTCCCTGATGGACGCCTCCACGGCGTCGAGCTGCTCGCGCGTGTGCTCCTTCGCGTTCTTCTCGTACGGCCTCAGGTCCCCGATGGGGACCTGCTCTATCTCGTATCCCACTGCCATCCGCTCCTCCAAGCGCGTCGTCGGGCGGGGCCGAGACCCCGCCCGTCCAGCTATGCCTCCTCGAACAGCGCGCACGCCTCGTCCGCCGCGCACGCGTCCTCGACCCTCCTCGGCACTATCTGCGCCGACACCGTGCAGAGCCCGCAGCCGTCCCTGCACGTCCCGGGGCTGCTCACGTACCACCAGCACTCCCCGCAGGTCGCGTCCCTCCCGTGGTGCCTGTCGGCCGCCGCGACCGCCGCCTCAGTGGCGATGCGGTCCACCTCCTCCATCGTCTGCATGTCATCCCCCTATCGCGGCGAGCAGCCGCCGCCTGTTCGACTCGCCGATGTCGTGCGCCTTGCGTGGCCGCTTCTCCTCAGCCGTCCATTTCGTCTCCGTTCTGGACATGCCCGCCCCAGTTGCCTCTGGTGGCGGGCGCTTTTGTACCTACATCTCATCCGCTACCTCGGCGGCTCGGTAGCCGTAGCCGTGGCCGTCGCCGTCGCCGCTGCCGTATCCGTCGCCGTATCCGTCGCCGTATCCGTAGTCGTATCCGTCGCCGCAGCCGTCGCCGTTGCCGAAGCCGTAGCCGTCGCCGTATCCGTCGCCGTCGCCGCATCCGTAGCCGTAGCCGTAGCCGTAGCCGTCGCCGATAGACATCCCCACCAGCCCCTAGGCGAGGTCGCGGATGGCGATGACGGAGATGACGGCCCGCCCGTGGATGCGCACGCTCCCGCAGGCGTCGAGCGTGTAGTCGGCGAAGTGCTCGGGGTCCGCGATGCCGCCGATGCCCAGGCCGTTGTCCCAGTGGCGCACGACGTGGGCATCCGACAGCAGCAGGTCGCCGCCCTCCTCGCCGGCCTTGCGGCCCTCGAATATCCAGCCGTTCGTGCAGATGACGCAGACGTGCTCGCCCTCCTCGTACTGGGCGGGCAGGTCGGCCCTCCTGACGTACTCCTCGCCGTTGATGGTCATGGTGTCCATGTCGTCTCCTCTTGTCTGGTTCCGATGGGTGGGCGCTGCGTGCTACGCGCCCGCTTGTGGTGCCGTTCCGTTCGCCCTCTCGGGCCCTCTGTCCTCCTGCCCATGGGGACTGGTCACGTCCAGGGAGTCCGTGGCGCAGCGGCGGTTCCAGGCGCGGACGGCCCTCTCCCTCGCCGTCTCGTCCTCGGGGCCGGGCTTGTGCCCGTGGAAGTCGGAGCGGTCGAGCGTCTCCAGCTCGTCCTCGGCGTACGAGTGCCACGGCCCCCACGTGTACGGGAGCTTGGCCTTGCACCTGCCGCACCACGCCTGGAAGCCGAAGGACCAGTCGTAGACGTCGACCGTGTTCTCGACCTCGCCCTCGGAGATTCCGGACTCCGGCATGCCTGGGTGGAAGTCGAAGACGGTCCCCTCGGGGTGCCCCTCGTTCTGCCGGTAGCGGACCTTGGAGCGGACGTGCATGGTCCCCCCGCAGAACGGGCAGGGGAGCAGCTCACACATCGCCGTCCACCACCCTCGCGCCGCAGCCGGGGCAGAAGTTGAAAATCTCGTCCTTGATGAACCCACGGGCGCATCGGTATCCGCACTGGTCGCACTCGCAGATGTCGCCACGGAATCGCCTGCCAGGAACGTACTCGCGGACAATGCGGAAGTGGCACGTGCGCTCGGGGACCTCCCCCCATCCGGCGAGGTCCGCCATACCGACCAGCGTGTCGCGCAGCTCGCCGTGCGTTGCCTCACTCACCGCCGTCGCCCCCGTCCGGGTCTATCAGGTCGGCGAGGCGGCGCAAGAGCCGCTGGTCGGCTTCCTCCATCTCGCCAAGAGTTGCCATCGGCCAAGATGGCGCCATGTCTTCGTGGCCGACCATCCTTCCGATGGCTATGACCAGGCTTCTCCCTCCACATGCGGTGATGGCGTTCTCGTCTGCCGCGTCCCGCAGCCTCGCCGCCACCTCGCGGCGCTCGTCGTCTGTCGGTCTCATGCGTCCTCCCTCCGCTCTCGCAGCACCTTGACCAGCGCGAGCAGCGCGTTTGCCGTTGCCTGCTGGGCCATCGCCTCTACCAGCCGCACGTCAACGGAGGTCCCCTCGGCCTGCCTCAGCGACCACTCGGCCCTTTCCACGCACTCGTCGGCTGTCATCGGTCGTCCTCCCTCTCGAACTACGTTATGGTTTGCCATGTTGTCTCCTTGGTCACTGGCCTTCCCTTGGCCGCCCCCACGCGCAGAAGTCACCGGGCGCGACACGGGCGTGGCTCGGTGCCAGGTAGGTGAAGCCGTCGCCAATCGCCACTGGGTACTCGCGAAGCAGGATTTCGCAGAACTCCCCGCACTTGCAGTGCTCGCAGTCGCGGCAGCGCACCACCGGCTCCCTTACCTCCGTGTCCCACGTCTCCTTGTCGGTGGGCGTCACCGCGCAGACGCGCTCCTCGGTCATGCGCCCCTCCCCCTGGACGTGATTCGTATCGACTCCCTCTGCGGCTCGAACTGCGAGCACCTCCCGCCCCTGAGCAGGGCGTTGCAGGCGGGGTCGTCGGGGTGCGCCAGCATGATGTCCTGAACGGGGCAGCTCCTGAGGTGGCGGCACCAGTCGCACCAGCGCCAGCGGTGCTCGTCCCACTCGGCGGGGGTCATGCGCCCTCCCTCTGGACGCACTCCTGCACCAGCTCCTCGGTCATGACTCCTCCTTGACGAACACGACCCAGTGCGTCTTGCTGGACCTCGGCCTCCTGTTGCCGTAGAGCGGCTCGGCCGGGAACGCCCTGCGCACATCGGAGAGCGGCAGCTGCACGTCGCTCCACTTGAAGACCAGCGTCCCCAGCGGGGCGAGCACGCGCCAGCACTCCGCGAAGCCGCGCGCCAGGTCCGGCTCGCAGCGGAACACGCGCCCGTCGCAGAGCGTCGCCGACCTCGGGTGGGCGTCCACCGTCAGGACGTGGCCACGGGCGAAGTAGAAGCTCTCCCCGCCGCAGCAGGCGTCCAGGACGGGCGGGAGCGTCGCGCTCACGACTCGCCCGCCAGCCTGCGGCAGCGCTCCACAAGGTCAGTCGTCGAGTAGTCGGGGCCGTCGCCCACCATCTCCTCGGCCCATCCGCCGAGGTTATAGGCGTCGTCGATGATGCGCTCCCAGCTGTCGGGGCGCTCGTGGGTCAGGTCCTCGGCGTCGAACCCGACTGACGCGCCCGAGCCGTCCGGCGCAGCCCCGATCTCGGGCTCGCCGCCCTCGTGGTAGTACGTGATGCGGTCTATGACGAGCTCGCTCCCCCCGCCCGTGAACACCGTCTCGCCCAGCCGCAGCGGCTCCCCGTCCGCGCCAACGGGCAGGGGCAGGTAGTCGCGCTCCATGGTGTCGGCGGTGGCGGTGAGGGCCGCAGCGAGCGCGTCTGCCGTGTATTCGTAATCGAGTACCTCGACCTCGCCGAAAATGGCTTTGCACACAGGGTATGAGCATCCGACGAGACTCTTTCTGTTCTTGCGTGCCACGTCTGCCGACTCGCGCAGCAGCGCGGGGGTGATTCGCTTGGTCATTCGGCTTCCACCTCTCTCGCCTTCGCCATGTCGTAGGCCTCTCGGTACTCCTCGTCGAGGAATGCGTAGAGGTCCTGCCTGCCCACCCCGAGCGCGTCGGCGCGCCATTCCCTCGTCACGGCGTCGCGGTAATCCTCGAGCGTCGCCCCCTCGCCGCAGCCGATGGCGTAGCGTGCCACTTCCTTGAAGAGGGCCTCCCTCGCCGCCTTGCGCAGCGCAGCCTCGGCCTCCGCCGCCTCGCGCAGGATCTGGCACTGCGCCTCGAGCCTCCCCACCTCGTCCTGCAGCCTCACGACCTCGCCGGCCATGTGCTCCAGCTCGCCGAGGACGTACTGCTCGCACGTCATCGCTTCCATCACATTTCCTCCCTGATCTTCCTGATGACCCTGCCGCCACGGTCGCGCACGACCCAGCAGCCCAGCCCGTACAGCCCGGCGGCGTTCCCCTCGTAGAGGTCGCCCGGCAGGCGCCCCTCCCACCAGTCGGAGCCGTCTCCGTCCCACTCCCACGCGATTCGCAGGAGGCCCGCGTGCACCATCCCGTGGCATCCCGTGGTCCCGCTGCCGCAGAGGGCTATGAGGGCCGGCCTCAGACCGTGCCCCGCAAGCGGGAGCGACGCCCTGCCGCCCCCCATGCCCACCTGAGGCTCGTGGTGGGAGTTGGTCGCGGGCGCCCCGCAGACGGCGCACCTCGCGCCCCTGACGAGGCGGTTGGTGCGCACGCCGGAGCCCGCGTAGTAGGCCCCGAAGTGCGGCTTGCCCATCTTCTCGGCGCCCGTCACGGTCATGCCGCGCAGCGCCACGGCGCTCGGTACGTAGCCCATNGGGCGGCCTGCGGCTGCTGCGGCGCGTACTGTGGCGCCGGCGCGTACTGCTGGGGCTGCTGCGCCCTCCTGAGCACGACCACCGTCTGCGCGCGGGCGCTGGTGCGCCAGAAGGTCTGCCCGTCGCGCGTGGTGGTCTCCCTGCTTGACACCTCTCCGCTCACGCTGACGAGGTCGCCCACGGACACCTGCATGGCCTGCTCGACCGCGTCCCTGAGGCACTCGACCTGGGCGCTGAGCGTGTAGTCCCTGCCCGCCTGGCTGGTGCCCTGCTTGTAGGCTATGACGAGGTCGATGACCGGGGTGTTGCTCTCGCCGAAGGTTCGGTCCTTGCGGCTGGTGACGGTCCCCTGGACGGCGAACGCTGAGTGTGGCATGTCTCTCTCCTATCTGGGCTGGTTGGCCCACTCCTTGTCGATGCTGCTCTGCAGCACCCTGATTCGCAGCTTCAGCGCGTTGATAAGCTCCCTTGACGCGTCGTGCATCGCCTGGGAGGAGTCGCGGGCGCACTTCATGTCCGCGATCTGCTCGTCCCCCCGGCATATGTCGCCGATGATGGTCACCGGCATCCCGGCCGCCCTCTCCTGCCACATTCGCGTGGCGAGGGCCTTGCGGTAGGCGCGCTCGTTGCGCGCCAGCTGCAGGCCGGACCTACGCATGCTCTCGACCTCCTCCATGAGCTGCTGCTGGAGGGCCTCGAGCTCGGCGTAGTCCTCGACGCCGCTAGGCATCTACGACCCAGTCCGGATTGCCGCAGCAGGTCGCCGTGGCCGCGAAGGCCTCGTACTGCTCGCGGGACGCGAACGTGTAGGCCGTGCCGCAGGTCCTGCAGCGGGCGGTGAAGGGGCCGCTCTCGGGTGCCTGCCTCCCCTTGGGGTTCTCGGCGGGCGCGGCCTCGTCCGGGTCTCCGTCGCCGTCCACCGCGAAGAGGCCGCAGAGGGCGTACTTGCGCGCGTAGGAGGAGGCCATGCCGGTCACCTGCGCGTCGTCGCTTCCCTTCTTGTGCTCGTCCTCGCGCGCGTAGGCCGTCGCTGACGCCTCTCCATCCCCGCCGTCGGCGAAGCGCGCCGTGGCGGTCGAGCGGACATAGGTGCGCTCCCCCACGGCCACGACCTCGTCGCTGAGCGTGACCACGAGGCCGTGCTTGGCGCAGGCCCTCTTGACCGAGGAGACCAGGTCCTCGAAGCTTCGGTAGTGGAACTTCCCGAAGGCGTTGTACTTGGCCTTGGGCACGACCACGTCCGCCTGCGCTGACGATATGGCCTCCCAGATGCTCTTTTCCGCCCTCTCGCTAGCGCCGCTCATTGGCACTCCTCAGGCNGCCCCCATCACGCGCCGCCCATCCGCTCGCGCAGCTCGCGGTCGCCCTCGGCGGAGCCGGTGACGAAGTAGCCCGGGGCCGTGGCGGGCCTGTCGGCCCTGGCCTCGCTGTTGAGGTAGCCCTCGAAGTTCGTGGGGCGGAACAGCGTCGAGGGGCGCAGGTACTCGCCCATGTCGCGGCCGTCGCGGCTTGTCACGCCTATCCAGTCGGCGCACTTGGCGTCGATGACGCGCTTGAAGTCGGCGACGGTGAAGCCCTCGGCGAAGCGGGCGTTGATCAGCGACGTGGTGGCCGTGGTGTCGGGCTTGAAGGCCTTGCCCGTCATGGCGTTGAGGTGGTCGATGATCTCCCGGCGCTCCTCCGCCGTGGCCTTGCGTCGGGCCTCTGCCCGACAAGCACATCCGTCAGGATGTGCAACAGTTAGCTTTTCGTTAGAAAAGCTAACCTTCTCTTTCTCACTCTCACTCTCACTCTTTATAGGATTGCTTTCGTTTTGGTTTTCACCTTCGGAAAGCAATTGGTTTTGGTTTGGTTTTGCGCTCTCGGAAACCAATTGCTTTCCGTTTGGTTTCTCTCCGTCAAAACCAATTGGTTTCGCTTTGGTTTTCCTCGGTCGCCCGCCGCGTCTGCCGTTCTCGCTCAGCTTGCGGGCGCGCTCCTTTGCCTTGTCGATGCGCGAGAGGCAGAGCGCCACGCCGAACGCCGCCTTGGCGTCGCGGACCTCGGGGGCCTCGCCCGTCTCGTCGTACTCCACGAGGGCGGCGAAGAACTCGCCCTGCTGCCTCNCTTGGCGCAGGCCCTCTTGACCGAGGAGACCAGGTCCTCGAAGCTTCGGTAGTGGAACTTCCCGAAGGCGTTGTACTTGGCCTTGGGCACGACCACGTCCGCCTGCGCTGACGATATGGCCTCCCAGATGCTCTTTTCCGCCCTCTCGCTAGCGCCGCTCATTGGCACTCCTCAGGCACTCGATGTGGGTTGTGACGCTCGCGTAGGTCTCGGGCGTGAGGGCTATCACGCTGGCCTCGACGCCCGCCGAGGCGAGCGCCTGGCGCGCGGCCCTTATCGCGTCGGCGGTCAGGGACGGCATGAGCGCGACCGCGCAGACCGACTCGGGCGCGGGAGGGGCCATGGGTGGCGCCATCGGGGGGGCCGGAGGCTCCTGGCCCGTGGCGACGCGCCTCTGCAGCGCCCCCTCTGCCTCGGCAAGCCTCTCGCGCCTGTCGCGCTCCTCGGCCTCGGCCCTAGCCTGAGCCTCCTCGGCCTCCCGCCTCTCGCGGGCCTCCTGCGCCTCGCGCATGGCGCGCTCCGCCTCCTCGGCGCGGCGCCTCCTCTCGGCCTCGACCTGGGCGATGCGCTCGCGGCGCTCCCGCTCCTCCTGCGCCTCGCGCATGGCGGCGCTGAGGTCCAGGCTCTTGCAGTAGCTGGCCTTGATGGCGGCCTTCTCGCCGTCGTCGTAGGGGCTGGCGTCGATGGTGGCCCAGTCGCGCTCGATGGCGCCCACGCGCTCGTACACGTCGGCCTTGATGGCCTCGGCGTTGGCGCCGTAGTTGCCCCACTTGCCCTCGGCCGAGTAGCGGTCCCAGATGGCCTTGAAGGGCACCATCGCCGCCATGTCCCCCTGCGTCTCCAGGTACCAGGCCTCCACGCCCTGCGTGCGGGAGTCGATGACCATCTCCTCGTAGCTGGAAAGGGCCGACCTGTAGGCCTCGTCTATCCCCTTGAGGGGCGTCAGCAGGTCGCGCACGTCGGCCTCGAAGGCGCTCACCGCGTCCTTGAGGGCCTTTGTCTGCGCCCTCTTGGCGTCATCCACCTCCTTGATTGCGTTTCGTGCCAGCGTGCGGGCGCGCTTGCTGTCCCTGTAGTCCTTGGCGCTCGTGATCTCGTGCGGCTGGAACTCCTCGGCGATGCGCTCGACGCGCTCTCGCTGCTCCGACACCCAGCGTGCGGCGCCGGAGATAACCTCGGGCGGGTCGATGGGCGTGGCCTCGGCCTCGATGGTCTCGCTACTCGCCATCGCGCTCGCTCCCGTCCCCACCCGCGAGCTGGCGGCGCAGGTCGAGGTATGCGTGCATGGCCGCGCTGATGTACTCGCAGGCCTCCGCGTCGGCGGTCAGCGACCCGTCGACGAGCCCGACGGCGAGGGCGACCCCCTCATGCATCCCCATCGCGAACTCCGTCAGGTCAATAGGCTCTCCGCCGCCCTTTGGCACCGCCTTGGCCTCGCTTAGGCCGTCGAGCGCCACGCCGACCTCCCTGAGCCTCTCCACGCACCTTCCGCTGATGACCCTCATCGCATCCCTCCAATCGCCATGGCCGCGAACGTCCGCAGCGTCATCGTCACGTACTGCTCGCCGGGGTCTGAGACGCCACGGCGCTTGTGGATGACCACGCCCACGTCCGCCCCGTCGTTGGCCCTCTCGGCCTCCGCCTCGCCAAGCCACCCGGCGAGGTCCGTCCTCGCCACGTCCTTGCACTCCACGACGGCCCGCAGGCCGTTCGCGCGGACGTTGGCAACGTCGCCCCTGTCCCTTGCTCCCGTCTTCACCCTGCGGTCGATTGACGGGTCTCCGAGCGCCGCCGCCAGGAAGTCGGCGACCTCGCGCTCGAACCTCGCCCCGGCCTTCCGGGCGCTCGTCCTGCTGCGGCTCATTGCATCGCCACGAGGGCCGCGCCCACCGTGGGGACCGCCCAGAGCCACACGACCGCAGCCAGCGCCATGGCGCCAAGGCCGAGGCCCAGGAGCAGGCCGCAGAGGAAGACCTCGCGGCGGTCTCGCGCGGGTGATATCCTCAGCGTGGCCTCGTTGCCGTGGCGGGCTCCCGTGACTTGGTGGTTGGGGGTGCCCGCCTCTCTTCTCACTCTCTTCACAAATTCCTCCTTCGTTTCGCGTTTCCGCAGCTCGCGCCTACTGTCATTTCTCTTTCATCGATTTGAGGCTGCTCTTGGCGCGGCTCTTGCGCGAGTAGAGCCGCTGCCTCTCCCGGTTCATGTCCCTCTCCCGCATCACCTCCCTCTCCATCTCCCTGACCTGCTCGGCGATCTCGCCCACCCGCTTCTCCTTGGTGCAGCAGGAGCACCATCCCGTGTCCTGCGAGAGGGGCCTGTAGGTGACCCGCCCGCACCTCGGGCACTGCCACGAGCGGCGCAGCGAGATGCCGTACCGGTGGGCCTGGCACACGACCGAGGCCCTGGACCTCCCAAGGGCATGCGCCACCGCAGCCGCGCCCTCGCGGGCGTGCCGCTCCAAGTAGCCGATGTCCCCGGTGGTCCACCTCAAAGCCCGGGCCTGCCAGCCTTGACCCACTCGCGGTAGAGGGCGATGACGCGCGACGCGAACCACACCTCGTAGGTCAGCGGCTCGAAGGGCTCCTCGTCCTTCTCTTCGTTCATCTGATTGGCCTCTCAATAAATGTTTGTTTAATTGACCTCTTGCGGCAAAAAAATATCGGCGACACTGCAGTGTAGAAACTTGCAAACACTCTTCGCCTGCTCAATCGTCATTTTTTCCTGCTGGGTTTCGTAGCGGTTGTAAGTCTGACGGGAGATTCCAAGGTAGTCTGCCACTGCCTTTTGCTTGACGCCTCGCTCTTGGCGAACGTCCTTAAGTGACCTCATTCGCCTCCTCCTTTCGTTAAGAACATGTTAGTTAATCAAACATGGTTTGGTCAAGTTAAATCGCCTAAAATGTTCTAAAAGATTGACAAGAGGAGTAGATATGTCCGTCTCATCAAACATAAAGCGATTCAGGGACTCCATCGGCCTGACTCAGAACGAGCTGGCAGACAGGCTTGGTGTTGCCCGGTCTACTGTCACACAGTGGGAGAACGGATGGTCGAGCCCACGCATGGGAATGGTCCAGAAGCTCGCTGGAGTATTTGGCGTGTCAACATCAGACATCGTCGCCGAGGAGCGGCCGGCTGGGTCGCTGTCACTTGCAGGCGCGTCAGGGATGGTCCCGCTGCTTGTGCTCGGCTCGACGCACGCGGGTGACGCCATGGAGGAGATTCTCGACAAGCGTGAGGTGGAAGTGCCAGAGAGCGTCGCCAGAAACCATCCCAGGGCATTCATGCTCAGTGTAGAGGGCAACTGCATGAATCGATCATACCCAGAGGGCTGCCTCGTGATGGTTGACCCAGACCTAGAGCCGTGGAATGGCTGCGCCGTCGTTGCAGAGCCATCTCCGGGCGAGTCGGTGCTTCGCAGGTATCTCAAGGGCCAATCGAGCCTGATACTTGTCGCCGACTCGTTCGATGACTACGAGGACATGGTATTTACCGGAGAAGACGCTGACGTGAGGCTGATGGGGACGGTGGTCTGGTTTCAGGCGGCATCCGAGGAGACCGCATAGCCACATGACGAGAGAGAGGTGCGATTGGAACCAAAACACGCGGAAAATGAATCTCTGGATTCCGAGCAACGCGAACTCATTGGACTATTTGAGGCGTTAGACAGCGACCTGCGTCACTCCGTTCTCCATCTGTTGAGGGCGTTGGTTGATAGCTGCGGAGAATGGCGTCGCGGCGACGCCAGCTAATTTTCCCCCATAGCTGGGGGTTGAGCAGGAGGAAGACGTGGGACTTTTCGACGGCAAGAAGGCGGCGGGAGACCCGCCAAAGCGCGGGGGTCTCGGCAAGAGACTCGCAACGATCGTGGTGGCCCTGGTCTTCGTCAGTGCGGCCCTTGGAAACTGCGGAAAGCAGCAGGCGCAGCCAACGGAAGGCGACGACAGGGGGAAGGCCCCCGTAGCCTCCAAGGAAAAGCCCGAGAGGGAGGAGCCTAAGGAGATAGACCAGCTCGGAAGGTTCGTTGACGAGTACAACGCTATCGCCGAGACGCCGATAACGCCTGTCGAGCGCTTCGACCCACACGACAGCAGCGGGACGCACTACAAGAGAGAATTCCGGCTCCAGGCTTTCGACGGGTCTCTTGGGCTCGCCGGTACATGCGGCGATCTCAGCGTTCAGCTGGTCAACTATGGGAGCTACGGGGGTTACTACAGCTCACGCTCCAGCTTCAGGGCATACGCGTCCGGGCCATACGAGCAGGTCATAGAGTTCTACCGCGTGGCAGCAAGGGTGCTCGACCCCAACGTCAGCGACGCCTCTATAGATGAAGCGGTCGAATATGCCCTTAGCGCTGGTGGAAGCGCGGTCATAAAGGACAGCACCATCAACCCAACAATCCTTTCCGCGCATCCGCAGAGAACCTCAGAGGCGATGCTAGATACAGGAAAGTACGCTGCCAGCTGACGCAACAAGGCCGTCCGCTGAGCACGAAAAATCCGCGACGAGAGGCAAAGCATGAAGTTCGGCATCCGCAAGCCCAGCATCAAGAAGTCGATAAGCGCCCGCACCAAGGGCAAGGTGACCCGCAAAGTCAAGAAGGCCGTGGTTCCCGGCTACGGCAAGAGGGGCATGGGGTGGCTGCACCCGAAGCGCAAGGTGCAGTCGGCGATCTACGAGCGCACGACGGTGAGCGCCTGGGATCTGCTGCGGAAGGCGTTCAAATAGCTGCGCATCCG